CCATTATCAAATGGCGGTTGTTGCATACCATTATCAAATGGCGGTTGTTGCATACCATTATCAAATGGCGGTTGTTGCATACCATTATCAAATGGCGGTTGTTGCATACCATTATCAAATGACTGTTGTGGTTGCATACCATTATCAAATAGTGATGGTGATGGCATTCCATTATTAAATTGTTGTGGTTGCATTCCATTATCAAATGGTGATGGTGATGGCATTCCATTATCATAGGGTGATGGTGATGGCATTCCATTATCATAGGGTGGTTGTTGCATTCCATTATCATATGGTGGTTGTTGCATACCATTATCAAATGGCGGTGGTTGTGGTGGTTGCATTTGGTAATTAGCAGGCGGTTGGCCGAATTGTTGTGGATTATTCATATTAGGAGGATTTTGATACATACCGCCCTTTATTTCAGGAGAGTTTGGTATTTCAATTATTTTTTTAAGAGGTTCATTTAAAGATAAAATAAAATCATCATGTTCATCAAAATCATCTGTATTGAGAGAAACATCTAATTTACTTTTATAAGAATATTCTATAAATTCATCAGAACGTAATAAAAATTGTAAAAAAGGTTGTTTTGAAGTAGTATTTATTTTATAGGCACATAGTTTTATAGTATATGTTTCACCAGTTGTATCATACATATAACCAAATTGTTTTGTAAGCATATCATCAATAATATATGTATATACTTCATCATCTCTCATTTTAAAATCATTTTCAGGATCATACTGAATTTTATATTCTTTTTTATCATATTTCATATTAAACTCAGAAATAATGGTTGTAACTAATTGTTCAACTTTTGTACAATCTAATATTCCTTCTTCATTATATAAATATTCTGTATCGGATACAATTGAATTTGTATCATCGGTATCATTTTTATCCTGAATAGAAGTAGATTCATTTATTGTTTCATCTATAGGGGGTTGTTCTACAGGAGTTTCTTCTACCGATTCTTGATCTACAGGTTGTTGTTCTAGAGGGGATTCTTCTACCGGTACTACTTGTTCTTGATCTCCCTGTTCTAACTGTTCTTGTTTTACTTGTTCTTGATCTCCCTGTTCTAACTGTTCTTGTTCTACTTGTGCTTGATCTCCCTGTACTACTTGTGCTTGTTCTCCCTCTACTACCTGTGCTTGATCTACCTGATCTCCTTGATCACCCTGTACTACTTGTGCTTGATCTCCCTCTACTACCTGTGCTTGATCTACCTGATCTACCTGTCCTTGATCTCCCTCTACTACCTGTCCTTGATCTCCCTGTTCTACCTGTGCTTGATCTCCCTGTTCTACCTGTGCTTGATCTACCTGTCCTTGTTCTACCTGATCTACCTGTGCTTGATATCCCTCATCTACCGGCGCTTCATCTACATCTCCTTGTTGCACAGGCATATTCTCTGGGTTTTCAAGAGATTCAGATGTATTAAAATCTTGTTTTTGAATAGTATCAGGATTTTCTATAGAAGGATTCAAAGTAGTAGAATCTGTTTGAATGTTATCCGGTTCTAAACTACTATTTTTTTGAGTTGGATTCATATTCTTTTAGAATAAGAATAGAAATAAAGATTCGATATTTTTCGTATAAAAATCATTTGTAAAACAAATATAAAGATATTATCGTCTATAATGTATAACTACCAGTTCTATAGTCACCTTTCTATCACTTTATAATATATGTATACGGAAGAATATTTGGGCGAAGATGCATTCGATGAAAATGATGTATCTAGTTATGATTCTGAATCGACATTAGATACCATAATGAGAGAGCAACGCCATATCACAAAAATGTATAAGCAGTCTGATCCAGACTATTATACATATAAACATATTGTCGAATTTAAACCAAAAAAAGTCGAAGCATATTCAACGAATATGAGTAAACCTGGATATATTCGTCATGCAGTTTCTGGTGCGAGATGTCCTCATCGCGTTGGAAGTAGAGAAGAAGACCTATATTTTAAAATGAGAGATGCGTTTTCAATGAATACATATAATGCAACATATGGCCCAAGAAAATTATATTATTATAGTCCAGAAGAATGTGAGAGACATCATAATATCACTATTTCTCAGAGCATTAAAGAGGATTGGATGATAAAGAATCTATTAGCAAATCGATTATATAATAAATAAAATAAATATAATGATAAAATAATACTATATATATATGAATGGAATATATATAGTAATACTAGTTCTCTTGGTTTCTACAGATGCGTTTTTTCTAAAACAATCATATTTTGGAAATACTCATCGAATGAAAATAACGATAAAAGAAATCGAAAGTAATTTATTAAATTTTAGTATAATAAAATTATCACCTGATATATATTCATTTTATGAAGTATCGAGTGGTAATGATATGCATTTAATAGAAGATCTATCTGATGAAGAAGAAACATTAAATAAAATATTAATAAATAATAAAAAAATGGAACTATTAAAATTATTAGAATCTAGCATTTCAATAAATGAAAAAATAGATATAATAAATCATTATCCGGAATATTTATCTCAATCGGATAATGGTGGCTTAATGAAAAAATGGAGAGAAGATGAGATATTTGATTTATGAAATTCGGTAGAATTATATAAAATAAATATCTAGATAATATAGAGAATGACTACTCCAACTGGTCCATTGAATACAATATATAATTTAAATGGAATACCATGGTTTACATATGGTATGATTGGTATTACTACATTCGCTTTAGCATGTGTAACAATGTTGGATGATAGTAATAAATCTTTCGCAAAGGATGAAGGATTTTTATCTACTTTAAATGCAAATGAAAATGGGTTAACAAATACAGTATCAAATGGTGTTTCTAACATAACAGATTCATTTAGTAATATAGTAGGTTCAAATAATGATGGAGATAAGAAAAAAGAAGAGAATCAAGAGAATGATAAAGAGAATCAAGAGAATGATAAAGAAAATCAAGAAAATGATAAAGAGAATCAAGAAAATGATAAAGAGAATCAAGAAAATGATAAAGAGAATCAAAAAGAGAATCAAGAGAATACTAAAGAGGACCAAGACCAGAAACCAGAAGAAGGACAAGAAAATATAGAATCGGAAACTAATTTACGGGGAAAGCAAGGAGGTAAACAGAAACGAAAAACAAAATCAAATATAACAAAATATCAACATAATAAAACAAAATCAAAACGAAAGAGATAACTCTTTCTAATACTAAATATACTTTTGGAAAAATATACGAATCTGATTTTCATCTGCCCCTACAACCACATCATCAGGTATTCCACTTTTATTTCCATTTTTAAATGCAAAAATAGCAGGTACGCCATTAATCAAACGTTTCGATTTAAATAGTCCATAAAGTTCGAAATCCTCATCGATATCAATAACTGCACATTTTACCGATTCAGGAGTTTGATTCATAAGCCCTTTCACTAGACCCTCTGTCTTCTTACAAGGTCCACACCATTCAGCACCAAATTTTAGAATAAGCGCACCATCAATATTCGCGAATGCTTGTAGGAATTCTTCCTTTGTCATAGACGTTAAAATTTCATTTCCAGCAGGCATAGTATAAAATATAATAAATATTATATTTTATATTGATTTTACAATATATTTTTTAGCGTTTTTATAATTTATCTTTTTTCTATATGATTATAAAAATAAAAAATGTCTTCTAAAATAATTCCTTCCCATAATCTCGATATTTATACGTATTCCTTTCCAGATATTTTAGATCTGTTTCATCTTTCACCTAATTTTGGAGAGACCGATTTAAAACGAGCAAAACTCGTCGCGCTTAAAACACACCCCGATAAATCGGGGCTACCACCCCAATATTTCCTGTTTTATAAAAAGGCATTTGATATTGTTTTAGACTATTATAAAAATAATACAAAAACATCGGCCAAAGTCCCCGATATCAACCCAGAATATTCGACCGGACAGAATTATATAAAATCGGTTCAAAAATCAATCAATCATAATATTTTAGAAAACACACAAAACCGCCAACAAGATGAAAAAAATAACGGAAACACATCTAAAAAATTCAATGATAGATTTAACGAACTTTATGAAAAAAATATGATAAAACCAGTGAATTCCGAAAAAAACCAATGGTTCAAAGACGAGACACCTATTTTCAAAGATATAAATACACAAAAAACAACTGCAAGTATGCATTCAGCGATTGACCAAATTAAGCAGAATACTGCAGCATTATCCGTATATCGTGGCGTCCAAGAATTAGTATTACCCTCTTCTGGATCGTCCTTCTATGATGAGGATGACGATACATCAGATGGCCAATATATTACGACCGATCCATTCAGTAAACTGAAATTTGATGATTTAAGAAAAGTGCATAAAGACCAGACAGTATTAGCCGTTTCGGAACGCGATTTCGAAAAAATGAAAACTTATGGATCGGTCGATGCGATCAAGGCTAGCCGTGGTCAACAGACCCTTACACCTATGGAAAAAAAAGAGGCCGAGAGGATACTAAGAGAGAGAGAATCACAAAAACGTGATTTAATGGAAAAGAGACAACATGCTGCGAATTTACAGACCATGCGGTATCAAGAGAAGAATTCGGTGATTCTATCAGAGTTTTTACGATTAGGTAACTAGGATTATAAGTCGACTTTGAGAGATCTATTGGTGAAACGTATATATGAACATTCCAATATAGAGGAGAGAACAACCACATACTAAATAATAGGGAGAATTCTGGTTCCAATGATTTTTAAGGCCTTTGATTCGAAGATTCATATCCGTTTCTCTCACAAAATACTTTCCCTCGAATCCGCATTTTTCCGGGTCCTTTCTACAAGAATCCGCAAAATCATTGGTTATTTCATCCGTAATTATATTTTTCTCTCCAAATTTATTACAGCGACTGAGAGAATCTATATTATAACGAGAAGGTTCAAAATGAATACAGTTCTTACAAGAAGGAATATTGATATTTTTGATAATATTCGTTGGGTGTATAGAAGTGGAAGGTCTAAAAAACACTGTAAATAATAAATAAGAGAATATTCTCATATTTATTATTTTGGAAAAACCCTTTATATCTATTACTGATTCGTATATGTATGATAGGTATAAAATTGAAATTCTTTTTTCAAATGAATGATCGGCATATCATTTTCAAACAATAAACCAAATGCTTTCTACCACTACCTGCGTCCCTTATAATCGCCAGGAGACCGTCCATCTCCTCCCCTTACCAAAAGACGTCACTGACGTCATTCTCAGCTTTGTCTTTTATGATAAAGCCACGGGCGAAGCCCGTAAAGTCCAACGTATCTACATGACCGATATCGTGTACCGTTTCGCGAATGCAGGTGATTCGCGTGCGGTCGGTCTATCCAATGGTTGGATAGACCCTGATACGGACGAACATTGGAGTATCTCTTTTCGCAATTTTAAAGAGGACTTTCTCGTTCAACTCCAAGCAGAAAACTGTCGCTTCTGTGGTGAGTATCTAACCGTTTCTGAATTTATGTTTGCTATTCCTATTCCATGCAGGTGCGTACGCGACCCATACGAGCAATATCACCAAGAGGACGACGACGATAACGATGTCTATTACAGCGAAGACAGTGATGACGAATACGATCATCTATGGTAAATCGGCACTACGTATCTAATGTCTACTTTTCCCCTTTATTTTTCCGTAACGCGTCAAATAATTCGGTTTCGCTTCTAGTAACTCTGTAAAAAATAATCAATCTCGGAATAAATGTAGGTCCATCGATCCGCGTACTAATAAAATATAAACAATAGTATGTATAAATAGACCGAGCCATGTTGGGCATCCGTTACCATCGGCTAATCTGCCGACAAGTGTTCCTAAAAGTCTCTGAGTTAATTGATAAGTATAAGGATTCACAACAAGGAGAAACAGAAAGGCAGAGAAAAAGGTGATTTGCCATTTCATAGAACTAGACGCAGACATTGATATATATTTACGTATATATTTAGGTATAAATATATTTTACACCTTTGCACTTTTAAATCGCCGATTATATAACCCTGAAATCGCCTTCGGCGATTTTTCGGGTATAAAAGGCGAATTATCAGTTGCAAAGTAACAGT